GAGTTAGAACTTTCTAAGTATCATCCAGACTTTGAGAATATCAAAGAGTCAGATGATTTCCATCAATGGGCTGATGCTCAACCAATGGAAATTAAAAAATGGATATACGAAAATAATTCTGATGGTAAACTTGCAGCAAGAGCAATCGACTTGTATAAGAAGGACCGAGGACTTGGATTAGATAAAAAACCTGGTAAGAAACAACCTAAGAATGAGGGTGCTGATTTATTAGTTAAAACTAATGAGCAAGTGCAAGTTCCTCAATCAAAGGAAAATTTCTTCAAACGTTCTGATATTGCTAAAATGTCAGATGCTGAGTTTATGCAATACGAAAAAGAAATTGTAAAAGCTCAGAGGGAAGGTAGAATTATAGATTAATTCTATCTTATTTTTATTAATCAACAACTATAACAAAGGAGTATAACTATGGCAAAATTTGCTGGTGGTTCTACGTACAACTTTGATTTAACTGCTTCAGGTCAAACTAATGGCTTTTTTATTCCTGAAGTCTATTCAAAGAAAGTACAAATAGCTCTAAGAAAAGCTGCTGTTGCAGAAGCAATCTGTAACACAGACTACATGGGCGAAATCTCAAGCTTTGGTGATACAGTAAACATTATCAAAGAACCTCAAATTAGTGTAAACGATTACACTAGAGGTTTAGCTGTAACATCAACTAACTTAACAGACCAAGAACTTGTTCTTACAATTGACCAAGCTAAATCTTTTGCATTCAAATTGGATGACTTAGAGAAAAGATTCTCTCATGTTAATTTCCAAGCGATTGCATCAGACAATGCTGCGTACAAATTGAGAGATGCAATGGATGCAAATATCATGGCTGCAATTTCTGCAGGTGCTGGTGTAACAACTGGTATGGGAACAACTTCTGTTCCGATTGATATTGGATTCGGTTCTGGTGAAGTTGACCCTCTAAACCAAATGGCTTTAGCTGCGAAAGAGTTGGATGAAAACAACGTTCCAGAAGAAGGCAGATGGTTTGTGGCAGCTCCTGAGTGGTACAATGTTTTATCAAACACAGCTTCTAAATTATTAACTGTTGACTTCAACGCAGGTCAAGGTTCAATTAGAAACGGTTTGGTAGCATCTGGATTACTTAGAGGTTTCCAAATGTACAAATCTAACAACTTACCAACTAATGACTTAACTGGTGCTTCACCTGCTGGTTCAGCAACTGCACCTGAAGCTTTATTTGGTCATATATCTGCAGTATCTGCTGCTTCAGCAATGAACAAAGTAGAAACTGTTAGAGATACGGCTACATTCAGCGATATCGTTAGAGGTCTAATGGTATGGGGTAGAAAAGTACTTAGAGATGATTCAGTAGGTAAAATTATCTACACAATCGACTAATAGTATATAAATGGTAGGGGGTAGCAATATCCCCTACTATACCAATTAATAAATAAATAGGATTTAATATGCCAATGAAAAAAGCAATGCCAGGTGGCAAAGTAGTAAACAAAGGTAAATATAAATATGGTGGCAAAGTACATGCTAAAGCATCTGATAAAAAGAAAATGATGTATGGTGGTATGATGTCTAAAAAGAAAAAGTAATTTCATATGGGTATAATGTCTTCACCTGCTTGGACTCGTAAAGAGGGTAAAGACCCTAAAGGTGGTTTGAACGCAAAGGGTAGAGCATCTTACAATAAAGGTCGAACTAAGACTGGAAAGAAAAGAAACCTTAAACCACCTGCTCCCAATCCTAAAAATAAAAAAGATGCTGGTAGAAGAAAATCTTTTTGTGCTAGAATGAGAGGCATGAAAAAGAAATTAACTTCTAAGAAAACTGCAAGAGACCCTAATTCAAGAATTAATAAATCATTAAGAGCATGGAATTGTTAAATGGCTAAAACTTATCTATCAATGACTAACGAATTGTTAGTTGAAATAAATGAACCAGAAGTTACAAGTGTTGCAGGTGCTGTAGCAATACAAAAATTTGTAGCGAATTGTGTTAACAGAGCTTACTTTGATATAGTAGATTCTCAAGATACATGGTCATGGTTAACTACTGCTGCACCACAAGATAATTATAATGGTAATACTTATGTAGAAACTGTTGCAGGTACTAGATGGTACTTATTAAAAGCAGGTTCATCAAGTGTTGATACCGATTATTCAAATGTAGACTGGGATAGTTTTACATTAACAGAAGAAGGTGTAAGTGGTAAAACTGCACCATACAAAATTCAAAGTTTACCTTTTACTTCATTAGAAACTTGGAAAGATTTTTATGCTGCAAGTGAAGAGCAGGATAAATCTAATGAACAAAATTATGGAGTACCTACTAAGATTATAAGAAGTGAAGATGGTAGAAGATTTGGATTATCTCCAATACCTGATGGAGTGTATAGAATTTATTTCAATGCATTTAATAGACCTTCAGCATTAGCAAATGATACTGACGTAGTATTATTTCCAGAACAATATAAACCTGTATTATTAGCTAGAGCAAGATATTATATTTATCAATTTAAAGATAATATTTCTCAAGCTCAACTAGCTTTAGATGAATATAAAAAAGGTTTAAATAAAATGATTGAACAACTAAATGCTCCACAACCTAAGTATGTGGAAGATGATAGAAGATTATTTATATAAAGGAATAATAGATGCCAACACAAGGAGCTTCCATTACTGTACAAGGTGGCTTGGACTTAGTTTCAAGTTCACATGCTTTATTTAGAACTCCTGGTGCTGCAACTAAATTACAAAATTTTGAATCTGCTACAACAGGTGGATATAGAAGAATAAGTGGTTATCAAAAGTGGGGAGGAGCAAGTGCAACAATTCCTTCTGGTTTATCAACAGATGCTATTCATGGTTTAACTCATTATAATAATGGTGTATTAGTTGCACAGTCTGATGATTTATATTATAGTAATGATGGTATAACTTATTTACAAATTAACAAAGATACATTTACAGCGATTACAGGAACAGTAAATGTTCATGCTGGTTCAACAACTGTTTTAGGTTCAGGAACAACATTTACAACTGCTGTTCATGTAGGAGATATAATTAAAATATCTAATAAATATTATCATATTATTTCTATAGTAAGTAATACAGAATTAACTATTGATTTAGCTCCAACTGCAACACAAAATGGTTTAACACTTTATCATGGAGGTGCAACTGCAGCTCAATTAGCTACAGCAACAACAATACCTAGAACAAATCAATCTAATGTTCAATTTATTAATTTTGAATCTGAAGGTGAAAATGGTTCTATTTATATTGTTGATGGACAAAATAAAGTAGCTGAGTTTCAATATGATTTTGATGGTTATCATTTTTTAGAATTAGATAGGTCAGCACCAATAGGTTGTAAATTTATTGAAAAGTTTGCAGAAAGAATAATTGTTGCTGGAAGTGATGATGAACCTAGCACACTTCATTATAGTACTAGATTAAAACCTTGGGATTTTGAAGGAGCATCTGCTGGTTCTATTGATATTGGTGATGTAATTACTGGTATTAAAGTCTTTAGAAATTCACTTATAGTATTTTGTAAAAATAGTATATATGAGTTGACAAACCTTGATTCTACTCCTATAATTAAATCAGTAACTAAAAACATTGGTTGTGTAAATGGCAACTCAATTCAGGAGATAGGTGGAGATTTAATTTTTCTAGCACCTGATGGATTAAGAACAGTTGCTGGTACTGCTAGAATTGATGACGTAGAATTAAGTTCTATCTCTAGAAAAATATTACCATTAATTAATGACTTACTAGATAACATTGGTAATTATACAATATCAAGTATTGTTATTAGAGAACGAAGTCAATACAGATTATTTTATTATCAATCTGGTCAAGCTGATTCAGGACAAAGAGGAATCATAGGAACATTTAAATATAGTTCAGATGGTGTACCTGCTTTTGAATGGAGTCAAACAAAAGGTTTACCTGTAAAATTTTGTACATCAGCTTTAGATAATTCAGGTACAGAAGTTATTTATCATGCTGATGAATCTGGTTACATCTATCAACATGATACTGGAAATAGTTTTGACGGTAATAATGTTGACGCAGAATTTCAAACACCAGATATGGACTATGGTGATAATGGTTTAAGAAAAAGTTTATACAAAGTAAAAGCTAATATTGAACCTGAAGGAACACAAAACGATTTACTATTAAGAGTAAGATATGATTTTGATAGTTCAGAAGTTCCACAACCTGGAAATTTTAATGTAGGTAATTTAAGTTCTGCATCATTATTTGGTTCAGCAGTTTTTGGTACAGCAGTATTTGGAGCATCAAGTTTACCTAGTAAAAGTATTTTAATTACAGGTAGTGGATTTTCAAATAATTTTAAATTTTTTAGTAATGATACTAATGCTCCATATTCAGTAAATGGAATGTTTGTTTCATTCATAGCAGGAGGAAGAAGATAATATGGCAGGATACATTAGACAGAGTTCATTTATTGATGGTGATACTATATCGGCATCATTATTTAATAATGAATACAATCAACTATTAGCAGCATTTAATAATTCAACAGGACACAAACATGATGGTACTGCTGCTGAAGGACCTGTTATAGCTTTAATTGGAGATGCAGGATTAACAACTCCTCTTAACAAAGTATCTATTGATACTTCAAATAATGAAATAGAATTTTCTATTAATGTAAGTTCGGTAGCAGCTGAACAATTTAAAATTATAGATGGTGCAATTGTTCCAGCTTTAGATAATGATATTGATTTAGGTACATCATCTTTAGAATTTAAAGATGCATACTTTGATGGTACAGTAAATTTAGATTCATTAG